ATGATTTATCCCTCCGACACAAAAAGAGGTCTATGTGTCCGATTTGCCGTCTTTTGATTTCGGTTTAGGCGATATCGAGTTCGATTCTGAGCTGTTCGATTACGTGGACGAAGAGGGAACCAACCGAACAAGAAATATACGTGCGGCCAAAAGTGATGAAGCCGCAAGTTGTGTGCTATGAGTATGCACTAGATTTCGCCGAGCAATTGCGGCTCGATAACGAAACCGAGACATTTGCATTCGTTAGCGGCAATTTCGTGTTCGGGGATTTCGTGGAAGCTCTGGTTGATCTCGGAATGCTGAGCGTTAAGCGAATGTCGCTCATGACGCTGAGTTTAAACGATGAAAACATAGACAGCATACGCAACATCATTGAATGGCAAAACGTCGAACGTTTGGATTTAGTCGTTTCTGACTACTGGTTTGCGCATGAGCGCAAGGCGGGAGGTTTAGTCGATTACCTGTTCGATGAGTTGATGATTGCCGGACTTGAATTGAACGTCGGCGTTGCTGCGGTTCACTGCAAAACATGGTGCATCGAGACGCAAAACGGCAATTTCCTAACTATTCAAGGTAGCGCAAATTTGCGGAGCAGCCGAAACGTCGAACAGGTTCACATAAGCCCAAGTCGCGAGTTGTTTGATTTCGTAGACGGTTTCACAAAGAAGATCATCGACGTTTACAACATCGTGAACGAAAACAACAGTCGAATTAAAGGCGTTAGGGGTGGTCAGTTATGGCAAGCGGTAGCAGCGGCGGCGGTGGAGGTTCACGCGGCGGCGGCAGCGGACGTGGCAGCAGCGCACGCGGACGTAGAAGCAGCGGCGGCAGCAGACGTGGACGCGATAGACGTAGCGGCTCACAAGTGCTGAGCGACCATTACAGCAATATTCCGTTTTAGGGGGTGAATCATGGCAGGTAGACCGCGCAAGACGTGGACAGAAGAGGACGTGCAGCAATTCGTAAAGCTATGCGGGATTATGTGCACGAAGAGCGAGGTTTGCTCTGTCATGAGCATTGACCCAAAAACACTGGATAAACTTATTGCTGAAAATTTCGAGGATATGCCGACATGGGGTGAAGCGTTCGAATATTTCAGCGCTACTGGAAAAGCGTCATTGCGTCGTGCTCAATTTCAGCTTGCACTTGATGGCGATAAGACGATGCTCATATTCCTGGGCAAAAACTACCTCGGACAATCTGACCAGGGCGCGAAAGCAGAAGAGCCAGCGAAACCTCAGAAGAAGATGGCCGCTTTCACGTCATCGGCCAAGTTCGCGAAGGCCGTAAATGGCTAGGCTGGTAGGTTGCGAAGAACCGCGCATCTACACGCCACCGTTGCGAGAGCTAACGCCGGACACGACGCTTGGTTACGAGGTAATCAATTTCTCAGAGAATGTGCTTGGAATTAAGCTGCATCCTTGGCAGAAGTGGTTATTCATCCACTCGCTCGAAGTCATCGACAAACCAGATGGTTCGTGGATGCTGAGATTCCGCACGGTCGTTGTATTGGTTGGCCGTCAAAACGGCAAAACGACGATGGGCGCTATCTTGTCGCTGTTCTTCTTGTACGCGCTTCGAAGCGGTTTGGTAATCGGCACGGCTCAAGACTTGGAGCAAGCCGAAGATACATGGGCGATGTGCGTGGATATCGCAGAAGCGAATGACGAGCTACGCGAGGAAATCGCGCACATATGGCGCACGAACGGCGCGAAACGTTTGCAGTTACGCGGTGGACGTGATTATCGCGTGCGTGCATCCACCCGCAAGGCTGGCCGTGGTAAATCTGCTGATCTCGTTTTACTAGACGAGCTGCGAGAGCATCAGACATGGGAAGCATACAGCGCACTTAGTAAAACGGGAATAGCCCGTGAATCGTCGTTACTCTGGTGCATTTCGAACGCTGGTGATGGCACTAGTGTTGTTCTACGTCATCTGAGGATGCAGGCGCACAGGCTTTTGGGCGACCCTGACGGCATAATCGCCGCCACTGGTGATGCTCAGATTCCAGCAGATGATGATGCCGAGGATTTGCTAGACGATACCGCGCTTGGAATCTTCGAATGGAGCGCGTCGCCCGATTTGCCTATAACCGATAAACGCGCATGGGCGCAGGCTAACCCGTCGCTTGGTTACACGATCACCGAGCGTGCGATACGTTCAGCGTGCGCAGATGACCCCGAAGATGTGTTCAAGACCGAATGCTTATGCCAATGGGTGACAGCAGCGGTGACACCGCCGTTCCCGATTGGCGCATGGGAGAGCGGACAAGATGAGAAATCAAGCATAGCGCCTGATTCCGCGCTTTGGTTCGGCGTTGACGTGAGCGATGACCGCAACCGTTCGAGCATAGCCGTATGCGGCTTGCGTGCTGACAGGACGTATCACGTCGAGTTGATTGAGTATCGGCCTGGTGTCGGATGGCTGCAAAACTGGTTTGCGGAACGTGCGCCGAAATATCACGGTATGCGCGTCGCGTTGCAAGTTAAAGGCTCACCCGTCGCGGCACTCGCTGACATTATCGATGCCGTTGACGGAGTTGACATTGTGCCATGCCAAGGTGCCGACGTTGCCGGATGGTGTGGCCGCATGTGGGACGCTGTAGCCGCGTGCGATGAAGATAACGAATCTGACAGCGTGCCTGTTTACCACCGACCACAGCCTGCATTGGATTTGGCAGCGAACATTGCCGCAACTCGACCACTTGGCGACGGCGCGTGGGCGTGGGACAGGAAGAAATCACTCGAAGACATTTCACCATTGGTGGCCTGCACGATGGCGTTAGGCGCGGCTACGTCGGTTGAGAAAGTTAAGCGAAGCGCCTACGACGATGGCGCCGATTTGCTGATTCTCTAAGGAGGTGCGAAGTTGGGCATTCTAGATAAGCTGCGACCCGTGTACAGAGTCGAACAGACCGTTTACATCACGGGCGAATACGTTAAGGGCATGAGTGCATCGAAGCTGTACGAGACTCAGCCAGCGTTGCGCTCGGTGATTTCGTTCCTCGCTGATAACGTCGCGGGTTTGCCGCTTAAATGCTACGTTCGCCAATCGGACGGAGGACGCGAACGCGACCGCGATTCTGCCATTGCTCAGTTGTTGAAGAATCCTAATGAGTGGACAACTGGACATGAGCTGATTCGCGCTACCGTGAGCGAATACCTGCTCCATGATGATGCGGTGTGGCTGACCGTTCCCGCGAACACGCCTAGCGGGTGGACGGTTGCCGTGATTCCGCATGATTGGTTATCGCCCAAGACACGCGACGGGCTGGAAGTTGATTACATCAAAGTGAGGACTCCGTATGGCGGCGAGACCGAGTTAAAGACGGATGATTACCTCCGTTTCGTAGGTTGGTCACCTTACGGAACCGCATCCAGTTCTAGCAGGATTGAAGCGTTGAAGCAGATTCTTTCCGAACAGATTAGCGCGTGGAATTTCCGCAATGGGGTTTGGAAGAACGGCGGCAGGGTTACGCAATGGATCTCACGCCCTGCTGATACCCCGTGGGGCGAGGGTGCGCGTGAGCGGTTCGCTAAATCTTGGAAAGCCAAATTCTCAGACGAGGACGGAACCGACACGGGCGGCACGCCATTGCTCGAAGACGGCATGAGACTAGAGCAAACGGGTTTTAACGCCCGTGAAGCCCAATGGGTAGAAGCTACAAGGCTAAGCCGTGAGGACGTTTGCGCGGTGTACCACGTTAACCCAGGTCTTATATACCATACGGACGCGCAGACATACGCAAGCGCCAAAGACAACGCGAGAGCGCTTTACAGCGACACACTAGCGCCTTTGCTTGACATGCTCGAAGAGCGCATTAACGCTTTCCTCGTGCCGCGCTTAGGGTTGGACAACACGCACTATTGCGAGTTCGACCTTGACGCTAAGCTGCAAGGCTCGTTTGAAGAGCGAGCACAGGTCATGCAGTCAAGCGTCGGCGCTCCGTGGATGACGCGCAACGAAGCACGCGCGATGCTGAATTTGCCAGCGATTGACGGCGGTGATGAGCTAGTGACGCCGCTCAATGTGATAACAGGTGGACAAGCAGCACCGAACGACGTGGACGGCGTAGAAAGCGGCTACAACGCCGCCGTTGTCCACTCTAAGGCCACAGACGGCATCCGCATAAAGTCGAAACCTGACGATGACGATGCAAAGGAAATCGCGTCCACTCTCCGAAAGTTCTTCAAGCGCCAAGCGCGTTCCGTCAGTCAGCGGATAGCAAAGAAGGATTACGCCGACTGGTGGAACGCCGAGCGATGGGATCGAGAGTTAGCCGATGACCTGACGCCGATATTCCAACGGCAGGCCACAAGGCGCGGCAGGCAAGCGGTGGACGATGCGAACTTGCGCGGCGAGTTCGATTCCGACCGCATCGAGGAATACATCAAGGCGATGGCACGTGGAAAGTCGCAGGCCATCAACAACGTCACGTACCGCCAACTGAAAGCAGCCATCGACGGCGATTTCGAGGACGAGGACGCGCTAGGCGCAACCGTTGACGGCGTTTTTGAGAAAGCCGAGACGCAACGTGCGGATACGTCGGCTCGATCGTTCGCCACGGCTGTTGCTGGTTTCGCAATCCTCGAAGCTTGCAGGCAGCGCGGCGGTGGACGGCAGATGATGAAGACGTGGATAGTCACGTCCGGCAATCCACGCGCCGAACATGCCGCGATGGACGGCGAGACCGTGCCGTATGACGATGAATTCAGCAACGGCGCGAAGTTCCCTGGTGACCAAGTGCTGACTCCCGAGGAATCGTGCAATTGCCAGTGTCAGGTTGAGATTTACATACCGTAACTAAAACGTCTCTAAAACGTCCCTTTTCCGTACAGCCGCCATCGAGCGGCTTTTTTAATGCCCGAAAGGAGCTAGGTAATGCATCAGACAAAAGCCTGCATCAAGTCAGAGCTTAAAGAGGACGGCGGCACCGTTAAAGGCTATGCGTCCACGTTCGACCGCGACCCTGACGCATACGGCGATGTGGTAGCCGTTGGCGCGTTCGCGAAATCGCTTGAACGCTGGAAGTCGCTCAACGAACAAGGAAAGTACATCCCGCTTTTGTGGGGTCATGACACGAACGACCCGCAATCGAATATCGGGCGCGTGGTGGACGCCTACGAGGACGAGCGCGGCCTGTTCATCGAAGCCGAGTTCGACGCCGACAACGAGAAAGCGCAATACGTGCGCAAGCTCGTGCAGGAAGGGCGCGTCTACCAGTTCAGCTTCGCGTTCGAAATCATCGACCAGGGCGCTACCACGCTTGAAAACGGCGTGAAAGCAAACGAGCTGCGTGAACTTGAAATCTTCGAAGTGTCGCTTGTTCAGATTCCCGCGAACCAGCACGCGACCGTCGAGGAAATCAAAGCGGTGGACGCTGCCGAGCTGATGAAGCAGGCAGCAGCCGAAATCAAAGCAGGCCGTCGAAATTCGGCCAAGGACGCCGACGAGCTGCGCAGTATCGCAGATTTGGCGTCGCAAATCCAATCAGTCGTTAACGGCCTTTTGGCCGATGACGAGTCCGACGAGACAGACGAAGTGACAGATGGCGAGTCGAACGACGAGGGCCAGAAGTCGCAGGCGGAGTTCGTGGACGCATACCGCAATGCAATCAAAGCAATGATCTAAGGAGAATCATTATGGAGAAGATGAACGAACTGATGGGGCAGCTCGAAGCCGCAGAGACTGTCGAGGAAATCAACGAAATCAAGGCCGCTATCGATGCCGAGAAGTCGCGTCAGGCCGTTATCGCCGAGAAGTCGGCCATCCTCGATTCGTTCAAGGGCGCAGAGCGTGACGTTAAGGGCATCGAGGTTTGCAAGACGCTGGGCGATTTCGCCGTTAAGAACCTCGTCCTCGATGCGCTGCGTGCAGGTGATGCCAAGTCTGCTGGCACAAACTACGGTTTCAAGGCCGCGACCAGCGCACACACCTCCACGCCGATTGAATACCTTGACCAGAACGTTGTGGACGTTGTTTCGCAGCGCAACCTTGCGATTCGTTCGCTGTTCGGCGCTGAGTCTATTTCTGGTACGTCGCTCAAGTATTTCGTGCTTGGAGCGACCGAGGGCGCACCGACCACCGTTGCCGAGAACGCGCAGAAGCCGCAGTTCCACGTTCCCTATGAGCCGAAGACGGCGAGCCTGCAAAAGATCGCTGGCTGGTACTACGAGACTGATGAGCTGATTGAGGATAACGCATTCCTCAAGTCCAGCATCGACAATCGCGGCCTGTTCGAACTTGACCAGGCCATCGAGAGCTACCTGATGACCACGCTTCTTGCAACGTCGGGCATCCAGACGCTCTCCCCTGCTGGCTCTGCGCTGAGCGCCGATGACGTGTTCAAGGCGATGATGAACGTCAAGAGCGCCACGAACTACGACGCCGATGCAATCGTCATCAACCCGACCGATTATCAGGCTCTGCGTCTTGCGAAGGACAGCAACCTTCAGTATTACGGCGGCGGCTACTTCTACGGCGCATATGGCAACACGGCTAATTCGCAGCAGCCGAACCTTTGGGGCATTAACACCGTCGTTACCACGGCTGTCAGCGCCGGCACCGTTCTCGTGGGCGCGTTCCGTCCGGGCGCGTCGGTCGTTACCAAGCAGGGTGACGGCGTGCGCGTCGAGGTCGTGACTGGTGACCACGATGACCGCACGAACAACCGCGTTACCGTGATCGTGGAAGAGCGCCTTATGCTCGCGACCCGCATCCCGAGCGCGTTCGTTAAGGTTTCCGCTTAATCTCGGTTCTGCAAGCATGGCGGGGGTTTCGGCTCCCGCCTTTTCTTTTAAGGAGGTCAACCAATGTTGAAGGTTTACCGCTACAACGGTTTGACTTTCCAATTCGAAGAGGGCGAGCAGCCTGCTGGCGCTGTTGAGGTCAAACAGGCGAAGCCCGAAACGAAAGAAGTCAAACCGACGAACAAGGCACGCACGCCACGAGCCAAGAAGGGCGAGTAATGGCGGCGGTGGTAACGCCCTGGGGGTACACCGTCGAAGAATTGCCGCCGATTATCTCGGTAGCTGAGTTCCGCGTGCTGTGTCAGGGTCTATCGTCCACGGTCACGCAGCTAGAAGCGGTTCTGAGCGCCGTCAGCGCGGCGATACGCGATCATTGCGGCTGGCACGTCGCGCCGTCGCTCGAATGCGCGTACACGGGGCATGGCGATGGCGAATTGCTCATGTTGCCCGCAATGGGCGTTACATCGGTGGACAGCCTGAGTGTGAACGGCGAAACCGTGACCGATTACGAGTGGACGGCGGCGGGTATGGTGCGCCTTGTTTCGTCCACGTTTCCTGATAGCTGGCGTTCGGTCGAATGCGCCTATACGGCGGGTTTCGCGGCTAGCTCAATCGGGCAGGTTGCCGCTCAAATCGCGTCTAACGTGCTCGTTGCGGCTCCTGGCGTGGCGAGCGAACGCGCTGGTAATGTCTCGGTTACGTATAACCAAACGGGCGCGGGTATCACGGGTGGCGTTTCGCTGCTTGACCGCGATAAGGAATTGCTAGCGCCGTACAAGCTGGCGCGTGCGTGGTGATGCCGTTATGCTGCCTAGTTTTTGCAGAAGCGAAATCACAGTAAAACGGGCCAACCTGGTGGACAAGCGCGGCACAACCGTAGCCGATTGGACTAACCCGCTCACGTTCACGATTCAGGGTTGCTCCGTGCAGCCATCCACTTCCACGCGGGATTTCGACGGGCGAACACTCGGTATCAGCGAAGAGTGGACGCTGTACGCGCCAACTGGGGCGAATCTAAAGGCGGGTGACCGTGTTTACTGGCAAGGTAGCGTATTCGAGATAAACGGCGCTCCTATGCCATGGGAAAGCCCCACTGGGCGAATCTCGCACGTGTTCGCACGGCTTAACGAATGGAGGGGCTAGCTATGTCCACTTCCGTTCGAATCGAGCTGTTGAGCGACGGAATACGCGAATTGCTCATGTCGCAACCGATAGCGGATGAAGGCGAGAAAGCAGCCGAGAAAATCGCCGAAACCGCTGGCGAGGGGTTCGTTGTGTTGCCAGCTCGTCAGATGGGATTCGGCGGCGGTCGCGTCGGCTATGCCGTCCACGCTGAGAGCTACGCCGCGAAGCAGGCAGAAGCCGAGGACAAGGTACTTTCTAAGGCGGTGAGTTCATGCAGGTTGTAACGCCTATCGACATTGCGGATGCGTTGCGCGTTGATTTGTCGGCGGCGGTGGACGAGTTGCGGTTCTGCTGCATACCAATACCACCCGACTTGAAACCCGGCGATGTTGTAATTGAATCGCTTGGCGGTTCGAGCGTGAGCGGCGCGTCAGACGTGTATGACGTAACGTTCGGCGTTTACGCGGTGGACGATGCCGAAGCGACGCAGGCCGCGAACATGCTAAACGGCATTGTTTCGAGCTTGCCGCTTCGAGACACGATGACGCAGTACAGCGACGTTTCGACACGAAAGCCGTATGCGGACAACGACCCGCGAGCGCCGCAATTGTCCCGTCAATCTTTCAGGGCGTCGATTATCTGCCCTGGCGAAAGAATCGAATTCTAAGGAGATAAACAATGGGTTTGAATGCGAAGAATGTTTACGCGCCTACTCCCGACCAGAGCGCCACAACTGGCGCTGTTGCAGTCGCGCCTGTTGGCACTGCGATGCCCACTGACGCACGCGCGGCACTTCCCCAAACGTGGGATGATGGCGGCTACGTGTCCGAGGACGGTCTTTCCGTCACGATCACGCGCAGCACGGAAACAATCCGCGACTGGTCGAAAGCCGCAGTCCGTACCATGTTGACCGAGTTCGCAGGGCAAATAACGCTGGCATTTTTGCAGGTGGACGAGTTCGCCGCGAAGCGCGTTTTCGGCGCGGATAACGTCACCATCGTTGCCGCCACGCGCGAGCACGGCGAGCAGATGAAGATTTCAATCGGCGCTGAGTTGCCTCCTATTGAAGCATGGTGCTTCTCGATGAAGGACAATGACGCGCGAGTTCGTGTGTGCGTCCCCCGTGGTCAGGTGACAGAAGTTAACCAGATTGATTTCAAGCCTGATGCGGGAAACATCATCGGTGGCACGATCGACACCTACGATGATGGCACGGGTCATTCTATCTATTTCCTGTACGACGACGGCGAGGTCATTGCGGGGTAACCATGTACAAGGTTGAAAAAGTAAAAGACCCTTTCGAATTCGAATCGGACGGAAAAGTCTACAGCGTTCCGCAGATTAGCGACTTGCCGCTCAAGAGGTTCAAGAAGATTCAGAAGACGGTCAGGGACGCGGATGAGAACATGCGCGAAGAGGTAGCGGTCGATGCCGTTCTCGAAGTGTTCGATGAATTCGCGCCTGGCTCCACCGACAACCTAACGTACATGCAGGCCGCGAAGCTTGTCAGCGCCTACGCGAACGGTGGAGAAGAAAGCCTGGGGGAATCCTCTCCCTCATCCGACTAGACGAAGAGACGGGCGGCGCGTTCTCGTATGACTGCATGGCCATTCTGGGATGCACATTCGAGGACGCCGCTCGCTTTTTCGGATGGGGCGAGCTTTTCAATTTCTCGAAACACCTACCAGAGACGAGCGCGGTATTTCGCGCACGCAACAAGGACGCCGCCGATTATCTTTCGCGACTCAACCAAAGCGCCATGATAGCCGACTTGATAGACAGCGTTTCGGCGCTTTGCTACATGTACGCGAAAGCGCATAACGGCAGGCCGAGGAAACCGAAGCCATATAGAAGACCGTGGCTCAAGAACACGAGCAAGAGCATCGGTTCTGATCCTATTCCGATTTCAGAATTCAACAAATGGTATTACGGAGGTGATAGCTAGTGGCAGAGGGCGTAACTGTCGCTAACGCGTTCGTTCAAGTAATGCCGTCGATGGAAGGCGCGGGAACAAGCATCACTTCCGCGCTCACTCCACAACTCACATCTGCTGGTGACAAGGCGGCTGCTGGTTTCGGTACAGCTTTTGTCGGCAAGGCTGGCGCTCTACTGAAAGCCGCAGGCGGCATTTTCGCAAGCTTCCTAGCCGTTGGCGCTATGAAAGACGCTTTCGAGAACGTCGAAGAGGGTTTCAACAATGTAAAGATAGCGACAGGCGCAACGGGCGAAGCAGCCGAACAGCTCAAAGGCGTATATCTCGACGTGTCAAAACATGTCACGGGCAGCTTCGAGGATATCGGCTCTGCCGTCGGCGAGCTGAACACGCGTTTTGGCCTGCAAGGTGACGAGCTGGAAAAGGCGTCAGAAGCCGCGATGAAATACGCGAAGGTTACCGGGCAGGACGCAACGACGGCAATTCAGGATGTTTCGCGCATGATGAACAACGCTGGCATTCCTGCCGACCAATACGCGCAAGTGCTCGACAAGCTGACTGTTGCTGGTCAAGCGGCTGGTATCGACGTTGGGAAGCTGGCAACGTCAGTGAACGACAACGCGGCGAGCTTCAAAGAAATGGGTCTGTCCACAGATGACGCTATCGCGATGTTGGCGAACTTCGAGAAAACGGGCGCTAACACGTCGGCGATTCTCGCTGGCATGAAAAAGGGCGTTGCCGAGTGGTCGAAAGAGGGCGTATCTGCGAAAGAGGGTTTCGCGCAGTTCGTCCAGGGCGTGCAGGACGGCACCGTTTCGAGCGCCGATGCAATCGACATATTCGGTGCGAGGGCAGGCGTCACGATGTACGACGCGGCACAAAAGGGACAGCTCAACTTCGAGGAAATGTACGACTCGATCGTGAACAGTTCCGATGGCGCGTTGGAGTCCGTTTACCAGTCCACGCTCACGGCACAGGAGAAATTCGATTTGCTTGGTCAAAACTTGCAAGTCGGTTTCTTCCAAATCCTAGAGCCGATAGTTGATGCGATTTTGCCATACGTCGATATTCTCATCGATGGAATCACGCAGGTTATCGATGTTTTCGTTTCTACAACCGTTCCTGTTATTGAGCAATTCATAGGATATCTGACGCCTGTAATTGATGCGGTATTGCCAGAACTTCAGCAGACTTTCGATGAGGTCATGACGGCAATTGGCGAGATAGTCGGCATGGTCTGGCCTGTTATAGAGCAGGTTATTGTTACGGTCATGGGCGTTGTTGCCCAAGTAATCAAAACGACGTGGCCAGTTATTATGACGATAATATCAACGGCGATGAATGTGGTAAAAAAGGTCATCGAAACCGTATGGCCTAGCATAGAGCGCATAATTTCGCAGGTCATGAGCACAATTGGCCAATTTATGGAGCAAAATTGGCCTAAGATATCGCAGATTATCACGTCTGCGATGGATGTTATCAAGAGCGTTATCGATACTGCGTGGCCCGTTATTGAAGCCGTTATAAGCACTGTTATGAGCGCCGTTGAGGGCGTTATTTCGACAGCATGGCCTGTTATAGAAGGGATCGTCACCACAGCCGTTGATGCTATAAAAAGCGCAATCGAGGGTATTGACAGCGTTGTCGGCGTCGTTCGCGATATCTTCGAAAGCGTTCAAAGTTTCATTGAAGACCCGATTGGCGAAGCGAAGAACTTTATCGAGGGCATCATTAACGATATCGAGAACGCCTTTGCATGGATGAACATCGATATCCCAGCGCCGAAACTTCCGCATATCAACTGGAACTGGCATGAGTTCCAGGGGCCGTTTGGTTCAATCTCAATTCCAGAGTTTACTGGCATCGACTGGTACGCCAAGGGCGGCATGGTGGACGGTGCGCAGCTCATCGGCGCGGGTGAAAAGGGCGCAGAGCTTATCTGGCCGTCGTATGACCCGTATCTCACAAAGTATGCAGACGCTATTGCTGACCGCATGGGCGGTCGCGGCGGCGTGGACATCCACGATTGCACGTTCAACGTGCGCAACGACGGCGATATTCGGCGCATCGCAAACGAATTGAATCAGCTCATCAATAGGCAGACGGTAGGAGGTTATGCGTAATGACGCTCATGTACAACGGGCATGACCTCGAAGCAATCGGCATATGCGGCGAGCCGTCGTTTGAGTTCGCGCAGTTCGTCAACAACGAGCAAGAGCTGGATAATGTCAACGGCTCCAAGGTGCTCGGAACACGAATGGGCATATCCCGCGTCACGTTCAAGTGCGCGATTTTCGGCACGGCACCAGAGCGGCGCGTGAAAATGTCCACGCTGGCAAGCTGGCTAGCGGTGGACGAGCCGAAACAGCTTATACTTCCCGATAGCCCAGGTTGGTATTACTTGGCCGTGCCTGATGGTGCGTTCGAGATTGCCGACAACATCGAACCGTGGATTTTCAAAGTCACGTTCAAGATGACCGACCCGATAGCCTACGGCGTCGAAGAGCATTACGTAGCTGTACCATACGGCGGTTCCATTACGTTCACGGTTGGCGGCACGGCACCGACGAAACCGTACTTCAACAGAACAATAGTCAGTCCAAACCAAACCACTAAGCAATGGGGCTGGCGGCTTGACAATCAAGATGTGTTCGTGCTCGATTTCGGCACGACATCAAACCGCTACATTCAGGCCGATTTCGGCGAGCGTATCTCATACGTCAACGACGTTATCAAGCTGCCGACCATAAACAGCGATTGGTTCGAACTGACACCAGGCGTGCATACCATCGAGAACCACATCGGCGGCGGTACGTCCGTGTGGCTCCGTTGGCATGAGAGGTGGTACTAATGCGGCGTTTCGTCATATACGACCACCTCGGCAACGTTGTCCGCGAGGTATCGCCCAATGATGTGTTCACGCTCACGCGGCGCGAGAAAATCAACGGCGAGCATTGTCTTGAAATCACGACAACGCAAGTGCTAGAGAAGGGCCAGCGCATCGTGTACCAGGACGGGCGCGGTTGTTGGCGCGAGTACGTAGTATCGGGCGTGGACACCGAACACGTTGCCGGAAAGACGGTGCTCGGCGTGTATTACTGCACGTGGTCATTGCAAAGCGATTTGCTCGGCGTGACGGTATCTAAAATGCCAGGTGTGCAAACACCAGTCACGGCAGCGAACGCGCTTGCTGACGCGCTGTCCACGCAGGTGCGGTGGACGGTGGGAACAGTCACCAACACCAACACGGGCGGCGCGTCCATGTACGACATGAGCGCATGGAAAGCTCTAGGCGTGCTGATCGAAAACTGGAAAGGCGAGCTGTCCACGTCGTTTGACGTCGATGTGTCGGGAAACATTACTGCACGGCGCGTCGATTACTACGCGCAGATGGGCGAGCAGACGGCAAAGCGGCGGTTCGACTTCGGCGCGGACGTTAAGTCAATCAAGCGCAAGTACGACGATGAACCGCTGTATTGCCGTGTTTCACCACGCGGCGCAGGTGAGCAGACCGCAGGCGGCGGCTATGGCCGCAAGATAACGATTGAGAGCGTGAACGACGGCAAGGATTATCTTGTCTACGCCCCAATGGTGGACGTGGCCAAGTTGCCCGATGGCAACGGCGGATGGCAATATCCAACGGTCATAATCGAGAACAGCAACTGCAAGACACCGACCGAGCTAAAGACGTGGGCGCAAAGCGTCCTCGAAGAGTCGTGTACGCCGAAGGTCACGTATGAGATTGACGTGTACGAAGCCGCGATTGAGGGCGTGGACGCTCAAGGCGTCTCGCTCGGCGATGCTGTGCAAGTTGTTGATCGCAAGTTCGGAGCTGACGGCATACGGTTGCAGGCTCGCGTCATCGAACTGGCCGTGGACGAGCTGAACGAGCGGAACGTCACGGTAACGCTTGGTTACGTCGATGACGGTCTCGCTGGACAGTTCGCAGACGGCGCTCGTGCGTTCTCGATGGTCACGAACCTTAGCAATACGCTGTCCACTGCACAATACGTCAAAGACCTCATCAGCCGTATGAACGATGAAATCAACGCGACGGGTGGCTACACGTATATAACGGAAGGTCAGGGCATACGCGCATACGACGTTGCCGTTACCGACCCGCTGATTGGCGCGGAAGCGTCGAAAGTCGTGGAAATCAAGGGCGGCTCGATTCGCATTGCCGATTCCAAGACCGCGCAGGGTGAATGGGAATGGAAAACCGTTTTCGTAAGTGGGCATATCGCCGCTGAATTGGTAACGGCAGTTCAAATCACGGCTGGCTATATCGGCAACGCTTCGAGTGGCAGTTATTGGGACTTAGACAATAACAATCTTCGAATCGGCACGGGCGCGGAAATCGGCAGCACGACGGCGGGAACGCTTGTTAGCGATACTGCAACAGCAAAGAGCAACGCGAGCACGGCGCTTGCGGACGCCGCCACGGCTCAGAGCACAGCGGAGGATGCTAAAAAGGTTGCTACCAACTATCTCACGTATGATTCAACCAACGGACTTGATATCGGCTATTCTGGCACGTCGGCAAAGACGCGCATCAATGGAAGCGGCATCGAAATGTTCGACGGTCAAGGCGTGTCGGCATTGTCGGCGAAGATTGAGAACAATGTCTCAACCGTGCGCGTCGGCAGGGCATCTAGTGCTGGAAATGTCGAATTGTCCTCGAAGGGTTATGTTGACCTAAAACGCGGTTCAACGATTCTCGCGCATTTCGGGTACGAGAGCGGCACAAACGCTTCGGGCGGCACGTCGATTGCGCCGTATTACGACCTCGGAACACGACGTAGCAATTCGACAATAGGCAATTATTCGGTTGTCGAAGGTGGCGGCAGCTCCACATATGACGGCGTTAGCCATACAGGCAACATTGCAACGGGATATTGCTCGCACGCGGAAGGTGTAATTACATCAGCTAAAGGATTCGGAGCACACTCAGAAGGTTTCTATACATCAGCGAAAGTTGTTGGATCCCATGCCGAAGGAAGCGGAAGTATAGCAAGCGGCACTAACTCGCATGCAGAAGGTTCAGGATGTGAAGCTAGCAACAGCCAAGCGCACGCAGAAGGTGGCTCAACAAAAGCTTCTGGCAATAGCTCGCACGCGGAAGGTAGAAATACCGAAGCTTCGGAAATGTACGCTCACGCTGAGGGCGATAGTACAAAAGCTTCTGGGCTGTGCTCACACGCGGAAGGTGGCTCAACGATTGCAAGCGGCAGATGGTCGCATGCTGGTGGATATGGAACAGTTGCTTATGGCGAATGTCAAACAGTTATAGGAAAGTACAATTCATCTAATTCAACGTCGCTTTTTATTGTCGGCAACGGAAACAGCGACAATAAACGCAACGCATTTGCTGTTGCATCAACAAGAGTAGACATGTTCACTTCCACATTTCAAGGCACAGTCTACGTCAACGGCTCTTCCGTCCACTCTTCCGACCGCCGATTGAAACGACACGAATCGTATCTCAGCGATGACGCATGCGAGATGGTGCGCAACTTAAAGCCTGTCTTGTTCACGCGAAACGGCGCTAAACACTATGGCTTCTACGCCCAAGACGTGCGGGATGTGGACGAGCACGACACGGCAACGGTCTTGGTGGACGATTACGACGAGCAGCTAGGGTTCGCTCCTTTGTCGCTCGACTATTCAGCATTAATCGCTCCTTTAGTTGCCTACGCGCAAAGCCTAGAGCGGCGAATCGAACACCTAGAATCAGTCATCGCACGGTTGGAAGGTGATGCGAAATGAACGAAGTAACCCTAACTCTCGACCTCAACAAGAAGCCGAGCAACCAGCGTGTGGTCATTAGCAAAAGCGATGTGCGAGCGCCCGTGCTCAACGTGTACGTTGCCGACAACGGCACAACGCTTAATTACGCGGGTTTGAACGGCTACACGAAGCGGCTCAAGATTCGCAATCCGAGCGGTGGACATATCAACATTGAGAATCCGTCCGTATCGTCAGACGGGCGCTTGAGTTTCGTCATGCGACCGAAACACATAGGCGCGGCACCAGGCGAGACATTCGGCTACGTCGAATTATCAAAGTCAGACCAAACACTGTCCACGGCTCGATTCGCCGTGACGATTTTAGATGAAGCGGAGGTGTAATGAACGAGCAAACAATTCAGCTCGACGTGTCAAAAGAGCCTGCGATAACGCCTGTTGTATATCTAGGCCAAGGCGACAAGAACGGCACGACTCTAAAAGCTGAACTATACGACAACGGAGTTCCATTGAACGTGTCGGGGTACAGCGTGCGATTCGAGATGCGCCTGCCCGACCACTCATCTTTTTATCGCGTGAACGGAACATTGTCCGGCAACGTCGCGACCATCACGATTGACGAAACTTACGCGGCGTCTATCACGGGCCAGACGTGCATCGCTTACGTCGTGA